CGGGCTGCCGACACCGGCGGATGTGCAGACCGTGAGCGACTACATCGACAGCGTGCGGCCGGTCACCGTCAAAGACTGTTTCGTCATGGCCCCGCTGCTTTATTTCTACGATGTGACGATCAACAAGTTGTCTCAGGATACGCCGACTGTTCGCGGAAACATCGAGGCGTCATTGGCAAAAATGGAGTTCGTGCGCTCGCAGCCGGGCCAGACCATGTACCGGTCCTGGGTGGACGAGGCGATCAGTCAGGCAATAGGCGAAATCGATCACGAGCTGACATTCACAACCGCCGTAATGCCGGGGCCAGGCTACATGCCGACTTTGGGAACGATCCTCTATGTCGCCTGATAAGCACATCACGCGCTCGGGCGAGGACTACGCTGAAGCCATGCAGCAATTGCTTCCGCTCGGGCAGGCGTGGCCGCGCGACTACGACAGCGTGCTGATGAAAACGGTGCGCGGCTTGACCGGCATCTGGGGCAACATCGAGGGCCGCGCCTCGCAATTGCTGGAGATCGAAAGCGATCCGCGCACCACAACGGAATTGTTGCCGGATTGGGAACGCAATTGGGGCCTGCCCGATCCCTGCATGAAAGACCCGCCGACCAGCCTGGACGAGCGGCGGCAAGCCCTGGTGACGAAGATGACGAGCATCGGCGGGCAGTCCCGCCAGTATTTCATCGACGTTGCCAAGCAGTACGGCTACGAAATAACGATCACGGAATACGCGCCCTACATGACCGGCGTTTCGCTGGTGGGCGACACGCGCGGCTTGGACAACAAGACACCGCCGGATGATTATCGCTGGCGGCTTGGTCCGCCCGAAATGCGCTACTACTGGACGGTTCACGTCAGCGCGACGAAGCTCACCTACTTCCATTGCAATTCGAGCCAGTGCGGCATCGACCGTCTGTTGCGCATCGGACTTGCCGACGATCTGGAATGTATCCTGGATGAATTGAAGCCGGCGCACACCGACATCGTGTTCGATTACTCGCCGCTTGAAGCGCTGGACTTTACGCAGTCGTTCAACTCGCAATACCTCGCACTCGGGATGATGTAGATGCCGGACAACAAGCAAATCAAAGACGGCTTGGGTGATCTGTTCACGATCAGGATGCGGGATATTTCCGCAGCCGCGGACGGGTCGCTTGTGCGCTCGCTGATCTTCGCGACCGCCGCTCCTGTCGATTTTCTCGGCGGCGGGTCGTTTCATCGCGCCAGCAAGAGCGGGACGATGGTGGCGAACATCGGTGCCGCCGCGCCGATCTACTCGTTCCAGTGGCCATCGGTTACGGCAGTCGCCTTGATCCGGCGCATTCGCATATCGGCATGGAGCATGGATGTCGGTTTCACGCCGGGCATAGCGGAATTCGACATGGTGACGGCGCGCGCCTTCGTGACGCAATTGTCGGGTGGCGCGCAGGCGAACCTTGCCGGAAACAGCGCGAAACTACGGACCACGATGGGGTCTTCGCAGGCCAACATCGTTTACGCGCAGACGGCGGCGCTGACCGGCGGAACGTACACAGCCGATCCGGGGCCGGGCGCGACCGAACGATGGGTGGCGGGGGTCGGCGGCAACGTCTACACGCCAATCACCACCGGGATGATGAAGCTGTTTGAGAAGGCGCAAGGCGAGATGCCGCTGTGGGTGGCGAAGCAGGAGGGCTTCATCATTCAGGCGACAGTACCGCAGACAGGAACATGGTCGTTCAGCATCGCGACCGAATGGGACGAAGTCCCGCCATACACCTACGGAGCTTGATCCCATGCTATACAATCAGCCGCTCGACCAGCCCGCAAATACGAATGCGCCCTACATCGACGGCAATCCTGCTGCTGGCATTCAAGGTTCGATTGTCCCAGCAGCATCGATTGAATACGACCAGCGCGAGGTGGTCGAGGTCATCACACGCGCGAACGTGCGCGGCTATTCGGACTTTGCCGGGGTGCCGTGCGCGGTCCCGGCGAACACCGATCTTTCCCAGCTCCGCAAGGCGATCGAAGGCTACATCACCAATTGGCAGTTTTTGATCACAACGGAAGTGACGTTCAAGGTTCACGGCTCGGGCGCTGATTTTGCCGACTTGAATGCAGCGTTCGCCTATCTCGGGAAATACAAGATTACGCCGACAGGGCATGTCATCCTGCAATTGGCGGGCGCTGCGTCCGGGTCCGCGCAGGCTCAACAGTACGTCTACACCAAGGGAATTATTGCTTCGCATCCAAACAATGATCGCATCTCGATTTTCGGTGCGCCATTGCTGGCGCCAGTGCCGCGATCGGATGCCGGCTACGCGTGGAACGGATCGTCGGCCGTTCAGCGGAATACCGACATGGCGACAAATCTCGCTGTTCTGAGAAGCAAGTTTGCTACTGAATTGCATTTTTCGGGCGGCGCTCTCACGACAGCCTCGTTTCCCGCCGCCGGCTTCCAGATTATTGGTCTATCGTTGATGCATCTCGACGGGATATTGTTGACCAGCGACGGCAACCCATCGCAAGGGACCGGCTTTCTTTTCAACTGTAGTGGCTATTTGAATTGTATGCCGAGATCGATTATGGGGCCGAGTCCGTGGGCCTATGATGGTCTTGCGGCCGTCAACTGGAGGGGCGGCTGCGGCTTTCAGTTCGATGTCGGTGCCGGCATAGCGATCGAAGGGGAAGCGGGTGATTTTAATTTCAATTCACCGCTGATCGCTATCTACAACCAAAGCGGACTCGCCTTGACGAATGGCGGCTTCATCACTTCAAATTCGAACCTGATCGCTCTCGGCAATGACACCGGCGGTATGTACCTCTGGCCACGCGCCGGCACGCAATGGGACGGCGGTATATTCTGCAACGCAAATGGTGGCCAGGGCGTCCAGTGCTATCTGTCCTCGACCGGCTATCTCGCCGCACCGATGATAAACGGTGCTTACACGGGCGGCCCGTCGCATTGTTTCCGCAACGGAGGCTACGGGCTCTGGCTAGAGATGTCGAACATCTCAGCGAACATCGATTTCGGCTCCGGTGCGAACGCCAATGTTGCGGGCGCAATCTACGCAGCCAACAATGCCGGCGTCCAGCTCTGGGGCTCCTATGCGAACGCCACGCCATGCAGCCCGGCATTCGGAACCACTGGCAACAACAACTCAATGATCAATGTCGGTTGGTAGAGAGGGCGGACTCAAATGAAGCTGATTTATTGTTTGAACGGAGTCGTTGTCGGCTCTCACGACAGCGCGCTGAACATCCCATCTTCGGTGTACGGGAGCGGTGTGCGCGTCATTCCGTATGACCCATCGATGGGGGAATTGCCGCGCGTGGGTACGGCTCCGGTGTTTCCAGAGAGGGACACCCGGCCATACGGACAACCGGTCGAAACACCGGAATTGTTGATGGGCTATGCCGGTCAGGTGCGCTGGGAAACCGTGACGGCCGGAATAGCCTACGGAAGTATCCCGGCAAATACGGACCGCGTCAGCCAAACGCTGATCGCAAATCTCGCGCAGTATGCGGCGACCCTCGCGCCGACAGACACCATCTCCTTCACGCAGGACGGTGTCGCCTATCAAATGACGGCGCAGGACGCCATCACTTTGAACAATCAAATGGTAGCACTGGCGCAGCAATGCCGGACGGTCGAGGCGGAATGCCTTGCCGATCTTACGGGCGCGACGCCAACGATCCTAACCTACGATGATGTCGAGGCACGCTTCGCTGGATTGCGGTCGAAGACGCTGCGATACAAGAAGGCATGACATGGCTGGCCCTTCCTACTACACCGGTCAAATGAACGTATCCAAGAACGAGGATTGGGTCGTTCCATTTCTGTATCAGATGATTGACGGCACCGGCACGGTGATCGCTCCAATTGACCTGACCGGATCGACGTTGAAACTCGCCTTGCGCAGGCAGGAAATCGATCACGAAGCCCTGGTGTCGGTGTTCTCGCCGGACGGCGGGATCATGCTCACGGACGCGCCGAACGGGCTGTTTCAAATCGTGATTGTCCGTAACCTGCTATCGAACCTCGAAGCCGGGCAGTATTTCGCTGACATGGTCCGCCTGATGCCGAACGGTTATCAGGAGCGCATGTGGGAAGGTGTGGCAGTCGTTGTTGAAGGGACGACACGCTAATGGCAGAGCCGCTATTCGAGCTTGGCAGCGGAACACCGCGCATCACGCTGCAAGCGTACACGCCAAGCGACACCTCGCTGACGGTGCCGCTGGTTGGTCCCGCCGGGCCGCAGGGCGAGCCGGGACCGATGGGACCAATGGGGCCGGTCGGGCCTCCCGGCTTGGTCGGCTCGCAAGGACCGGGTGGGCCTCCTGGGCAGCAAGGACCGGCGGGACCAAGCACGCCGGGGCCGCCGGGGCCGACAGGTGCGCCCGGCCCCATTGGACCGGCCGGCGGCATTCCAGAAGCGCCGGTGGACGGAGCCATCTACGGCCGCGTCAATACGATGTGGCAGGCGATCGGCATCACCGGTGCGATCCGCTACGACATCACGCAGGGCTTGACGACGCCGCAGCAAGACCAGGGGCGCGCCAACATCAACGCCGTCAGCAAGTCTGGCGACACGATGAACGGATCGCTGACCGTCAACGGCGATCTCGGTTCTCAGAGACTCGGCGCTCCCAGCACAGGTTTGATTCAATTCGGTAATTCTGGCTCTCGGTATCTCTTTTTCGACGGCACCAATTACAACTTCAATGGCGGATCGGTCACTTCCTCCAACGGTCGTCTGTGGGGCACGAACGATTTCAACTACCAGCCGCTCAACAAGGCCGGCGATTCGTTGACCGGGTTGTTGAGCACTGTCGGCTCGTCGCCCGGCATCAACAGCGGCAATGGCTCGCAAGCGTTGATGGTCTATGGCGCGGGCGGCGGCAACGAAGCCTTTATGACGTTCCATCGGCCCGGCATGTTTGCTTGCAACTTCGGCTTGGCGCAAGACGGCAATCTCTACGTTGGCGGCTGGTCACTCGGCGCTGGCGTTCAGTACAAGATTTGGACGACGAAGGATTTTGCCTCGATCCCGGCAGCGCCAAATCTCGCGCCTTACGTCAACAATGCGCGCTACGTCTATCTGGGGGACTACAATTTTCAGTTCGGGACGGTGGCCGAACCGTACAACGGCGGGGTCGTAAGTGGGTTGGCCATGTTCGCGCAAAACGTGATCACCGGGCGCATGCGGCAACTGCAACTCTACACCACGGGTTGGTGGAATGTGAGTTACGGATGAAAATCATCGATCATGAAAAGTGGCTTCCATATAAGCCCGCGCAAATGCCGCCGGCCGCGCCGCCGAATACTTTGTTTGCTCGCCGCGAGAGCGATAAAACTGATTGGTACGACTACGTCAACAGCGGCAAGAATTTTGGAGCTGACAGCGTCAAGCTGATGGCGATCTGGCGAGAGGACATGGGCGGATATATTGTTGGTCCTGCGGTGTTTGACGCGACCATGTTGTTCCCCCCCAATCATATCGTCTTCGAGATCACCGACTACACCGGCAGCGACCCGCAGGCGGACTTCGGCGGCAAGCTATATGAGCCGGCCACGGGCACGTTCAGTGCGCCAACGATGGCGGCTGCCGAGCCTTCGCTTGCGAAACTGGTGGAGGAATTGACCGCGCGCATCGCCGTACTGGAAGCCAAGAAATGACAATGACCGTTGAATTGTTGGTGCCGCAGACCGGAGCCGCAGGCCCGGTGGGGCCGCCTGGACCGATGGGGCCGCAAGGTCCGGTCGGACCTCCTGGGCTTGTCGGATCGCAGGGGCCGGGCGGACCGCCGGGATCGCAAGGTCCGGTCGGGCCGCAGGGCATTCAAGGTCCGCAGGGCGCGGCCGGCGCGCAGGGGCCGGTCGGCGCGGGCGTGTCCACGGTCTACTATTCGGCCACCGCGCCAACCGGAGTGCCTGACGGAACGATGTGGTGGGACACCACCGCAGGCTTGCTCTATCTGCGCTACAACGACGGCAACTCGACACAGTGGGTGATTGCTTGCCCGCAGCCTGACACCTCGACTTATTTGACGAGTGTTGCGCAGGCGCTGACGGCTCCGCAGCAACAACAAGTCAGGCAGAACGTCTACGCCGCGCCGTTCGACGCGCTGGCGTACAGCGGGATGCAGGTGAACGGTTCGTTTGATGCCAGTCAGGAAAAGGGCTTCGCTGCAACATTAGCTTCCGGCTACATTTGCGACGGCTGGTATATGAGCGCGGGTGGCACGGTGGGGCCAAATGCGGCTGTCATTGGTGGTGCCAGCTTCGGAATACAGAATTGCCTTGGGGTTGGCATCAATACGGCATCAACAAATTCCGCGGACAGCGTTGAATTTCAAAATCGCATCGAAGGCTTCCGCGTTGCCCGGCTGGCCTGGGGCACACCGAATGCGCAGCCGATAACGATTGGATTTTGGACCGCACATCACAGGACCGGAACCTATAGCTGCTCCGTTCGAAATATCAACGGCACGCGCTCCTATTGCACGACCTACACGCAGAACGCTTCGGACATCTATGAATACAAGACTGTCACGATCCCAGGAGACACCGCCGGGACGTGGAAGTGGGATAACAATATAGGGATACTTCTCGACTTCGCGATGGCGGGTGGAACAGCAGCTACGGCACCAGCGGCGAACGTGTGGACCGCCGGGAACTATTTTGCCGCGCCAGGACAAGTGAATGCCATTGCGGCGACAACGGATGTTTTCCGCTTGACCGGAGTGGTGGTGCTGCCCGGCCTCGAAGCGCCATCCGCCGCGCGCGCGCCTTTCATCATGCGGCCCTACGATCAGGAACTTTTGCTTTGCCGTCGCTACTGGCAATGCACGAACAGTCAGGTGCCGAAAGGCGGGGGAAGTGGCTCGCTTATGGGCAACACCTATACGGTGGGGACTAACGCCATCTTCGGCTCGTGGAAGTTCGACCCAATGCGCGCGCAACCGACTCTTTCGATATGGTGTAATGGCGTGCAAAATCAGGTCAGAAATGATTTCAACGGTGCTTACCTTGCAGCAACTTTGACCGCAACCAGCGTGCTTACGCCAGATCGACTGAGTGGGGTCATCTTCTCAGGCGCCCCGTTGACGCTGAACACAGGCTATAGCTTCGATCTACAATTGGACGCGAGGCTTTGATCATGCTTGATTTCCCCAACGCACCGACTGTCGGCCAGAAATATCCGCAGCCGCCCGTTTCCGGTGCGCCGGTCTACACCTGGGACGGCGTGAAGTGGACAACGGTTGGCGGCCCGGTGTCTGGTGCATCTTATGGCCTTGGTAGTTTGTTCAACGTGCAGGCATATGGCGCAACGGGTAACGGCGTCACCAACGACACCGCTGCAATACAGGCCGCAATCAACGCGGCTGGACCAACAAATGCTGCCGTCTATTTCCCCGCCGGTGTCTACATTGCGGTTGGTCTTGTCATCACGCCGATAACCAATCCGTCAACAGGCTTGGCCACGCACAACCCATCGCTTATCGGAGATGGCAGTCGTAGCTCGATCATCAAGCGACCTCCAAACGTCAATGGTCATCTGTTGACGATCAGCTTCATTGATCAAAGCGCGACCGCTGCGCGAGCGGCGCAGACGCGCATCACCGGGCTTGGCTTCGATGGCACGCCCGGCACCGCAACGACAGGTCATTCAATTTATTGTCCAGATGGCCCTGGCGGATCGCTGTACGGATACGCACCGTGGCTCGAAGATGTTTTTCTCGACGGGTCGCCGCAATACGGACTCTATTGCGGCAACCAACGCAACTTCGGCTACTTTCAGCGCGTCAATGGACTCTACTCCAACAGCAATCTCCTGAACTTTCAGAACAACGGCGACCATAGCTTTGTTCAGTGCGCAATCGGTTGCCCGCTGACAAACACGCAAGATGTCGTTGTCTTCAACAATGTTTTCTCGGCAAAATTCTTCGGCTGTGATTTCTTCCACAATGGGACGGCATCACAAGCCTCTGCTTTCAACATCCAGGGCACCTACGGCTATATGGGTTTCCATGAGTGCGTCTTTAACGGTTGCGGGCAGCAAGGCGTCAAAATCTCCGGTGGTGCCAACAGTGGCGACTATCCCGTTCAATTCTTCGGCTGCATGTTTCAGGACAACTCGCAACAGGCAAGCGGCAGCTACTCTCATGTGCTGGCTTCGAGCCGCGCCAATGTCGCGTTTCTCGGCTGCAAATTCCTGACGCCAAATTCCGGCGTTGCGACGCCGAAGTACCTTGTGGAAATTACCGGAACGGCCGGGCCGGTCATTTTCAGCGGCTGCACCGTCATGGCTGGCAGCTACACAGTCGCAATTTCTAACAACACTCTCGCCGCGCCGTCAAACGGGGTGGCATCTACCGGATTGCAGATCAATGGTGGGTTTGAAATCAATCAAGAGAAAACGGGAGTCGCAACGTCTACCAACAACGGCTACATCGTTGACGGATGGGTGTTGGGCTTAACGCTTGGCGGCGGCGGTACTGTAAGTGCATCACAACAGTCGAGCCCATTGGTTCCTGGCTTTCCGAATTGGCTTGGGCTTGGGGTGGGGACCGCGCAACCAACGCTGAGCGCAACTGATTGGTTGGCCGTCAGTCAGAGACTTGAGGGCAATCGCGTCGCCAGATTGTCATGGGGTACAGCAGGTGCGCGACCGCTTACTATAGGCTTCTGGACTTGTCATACAGTGGCCGGAACGTATTCCGTTGCTGTGCGCAATCCTTCATTCAATCTAAGTTACGTTGCGTCCTACACGCAGAACGTGGCAAGTGCTCTGGAATACAAAACGATCACAATCCCCGGCGCAACGACCGGGACGTGGAGCAGCGACAATACTCTTTGGGGAAGCGTTGATTTTTGCGTTGCCACCGGGGCGAATTACGTCGCTCCGTCAGCGAATAGTTGGAATAGCGGAAATTTTCTCGGTGTGCCAGGACAGACAAATCTACTCGCAGCCTCGGGGAATGGGTTTCGGCTAACCGGTGTGATTTTTTTGGCTGGCAACGAGGCGCCAAGTGCAGCTATGTCGCCATTTTGCATGCCGACGCCTGATCAGGCGCTGGCGCTCTGCCGCCGCTATTATCAAAAAAGTTTCGAGCCAGGGACAAATCCCGGCACTGCATCAGCCGGAAATATACGATTGTTCTACCAAGATGGTCTGTCTGCCGCCAGCCATGATTGCTATCGAACAATCGAATTGACTCCTGCGATGCGAGCCAACCCAACGGTAACTATGTTCTCTGGTGTTTCTGGTGCGGCGGGCAAAGTATACGACGGCATGGCAGGAGGAGACGTTGCTGCCAGTATTTCTTATTTAGGGCAGGCCGCTTTCACGTTCCATTCCACTACTGCTGGTTCTAGTTCGTACCTCAACATGCAGGCGCATTGGGCCGCCGACGCGAGGCTTTGAGATGGCAGACTATCAACTAACAAGCACCGATGTTGTTATCCGCACTTCGGACGGCGCGTGCATTCCCAACGACCCGGCCAATCGTGATTGGATCGAGTACCAAACATGGCTCGCGGACGGCGGCGTTCCAGATCCCTACGTGCCGCCCGAGCCGGTGGCGCCAGAGCCGCAGCCGGAAAGCACCGTGCTCTATGACCACGAGAACCGGCTGCGCGCGATCGAGGGCGCACCGCCGCTGACGCTCGTGGACTTCATCACGAAGATGGCGAAGCCGCCGCCATGACGCGCGAGAGCCGCAAAGCCTTTGGCAGTCAGTGTCGTGCAGCCGCTTGGGACTTGATCCTGATCGTCGGCTTTGTGCTGTTCCTCGCGGGCGGGATCTGGGCGGTGCATACGCTGGAGGCGATGTACCCATGATGACATCGGTGAAATCGTGGTTTTCGGAAAACCACACGCTCGTCGTCTTTCTCATCGCGCAAGGCATCGCTGTCGGCGCCGCGGTTCTCAGCATGACGGCGTACATGGTGCGGCTGGAAACACGGGTCACGACGCTGGAGGTCCGCGGCTCACCGCATCTTCAGGAGATCAACAATCGCCTGACGGTGCTGGAGGCTCAGACCAGGGACAACAAGGAATCGCTCAACCGCATTGTCGATGTGATGACCAAAAAATTAAACATCAACCCGTAGGAGGATGCACATGAGCATTCTGATCAGCTTCGCCTATCTGTTGCTCTACATCGCAATCGTCATCTTCGTCGCGTTCTGCATCGTGTGGCTGATCCGTGGCTTCATGGGCTGGACGATAGACCCGGAGGTCTACAAGTGGGGCAAGATCATCGTCGGTTTGATCTGCATCATTGCCGTTCTGGTCTGGCTCTCCGGTCTATTCGGCTTCGGCCCAGGTATTCCGCAGCTTCACCTGAACTACCGGTGACTTTGCCGGCCGCGGCAGGTTCCGCGGCGTTGATTGTTCAAACCCAACCCACCTTCACACACCGCCAACGCAAGGCGGGGTCTTTTTTGACAAGCTCAAACAGAGCCAGGGGTCATGGGGATTTGCTCCAGGGCGGTTTTTGCTACCGCATGGCATAAAGCGGCGCGATAGCCATTATCCTGGATTTCCTTGAGCGCCGCTCGCAGCCGCACGATCTCGACCTCGCGGTTGCCGATAAGCGCGTGCAACAGCGCGTTGGCCTTCATCAGGTCATCGCGTTCGGCCCGCAACCGTTTGAGGTCGATAATGTTGATTGGGGGCGTGTCAGTCATGTCAAGCCCTCTTTCTTGCCGTGGTGCGCCTTGGCGGCGGCGCCCACTTGCTCGGCGGTGTAGCCGGGCGCGATGTCGAGCACGCCGGCTTCGTCCGCGTTCGCCATGCCGCGGCTTTGCAGGAAGCGCCCGCAGTCACCGCAGATGCGGAATATCCGGCCGGCATCGCGCAGCAGCGCGCACGGTTCCGCGACCTCGACGGCGGCCTTGAGCACGTCCGGCAGGTACAGCTCCCACGATTTGTTGCGGTCGAGCGCGGCGATCACCTTGAACTTGAAGCCCTGGTGCAGCGCCAGGGCGGCCCTCGCATCGCCCAAGGCGTCGGCCAGGATCGCGAGCGCGAGCTGCGCCGGGCCGCTGCCGCCATAGCCCCATTCAAAGCCGGTGGGCGAATGATTGGACAGATCGAGCCGCGGATCGAGCAGGCCGCTCTTGACCAGCTCGATCCCATCCGTCTCGATCACGCGCACGACGCAGCCGCCGGGATTGTTCCGGTGTCCGTGGTAGCTTTTCATGCTGCGATCTCATCAGGTTCCGCTTGAGCGCGCCACTTCGCTTCGAACAAGACAAGGTCTAGAGGTTGGTAGTCTTCCACGCGAAACTTCTTCCGCATTCCTGCCCGTGGCACCGGCGCGGTTGTAGGAGCGTACAGATCATCGACAGCGACAAACAAGACCTCGGCTATGCGCTTCGCGCGCAGCCCCTTTAGTGCCGTGCGACCGCTTTCAAGGTTTTTGATGATGTCCCGGCTCTCACCGATCTTCTGACCAAGCTCATCTTGCGACATGGCACGGCTCGTGCGGATTTGTCGGATGCGCCTGCCGATGTCACGGTCTTCTGGTGTCACAGTCATGATTGTTCCACTCCCATTTTGCCTCAGTTGATTTCTCGGGCGCCGCGGAAAGGGCTGCCCATGTCGAAATACTTTCCCCGCTATTCACGGCCGTCCAGGGGTTGCATTGCACAGTTTCAGGGCATGGTATTGCGGTGCCTGCGACAGATTATCCTGGCCACAACCCATAGCGGTGGATCGCCTCGGGACGCCCGACCACTTGTGGAAGACCGCTGCCGATCACATTATTGTGCAGTACTCCAATTGGATATGGTCGCAAAGCAACATATTGCAGCGGTCCATTCGGAGGGTACAGAATACAGGGAGATCGGTTCATGTACGTAAGGCAAGAAGAAAGCGGCGTGGCAAAACCACCATTTGTGCAAGAAGGGCGCCGCCGGCCATTGACGGATCGACAGTTGGAAGTCCTGCGCCTGATCGCTCAGGGCCTCGCCACGGACGAAATTGGCCTGCGGTTGAAGGTCAGCAAGAACACTGTCCGCGGCTATGTTCGCGTGATTCTCCTGAAACTCGGCGCCAAGGATCGCGCCCACGCGGTCGCCATCGCGATGCGCGAGGGACTGCTGCGATGAGCAGCGAGCAAGCGGACACCGCCATCGAGCTGGTCGATAAGATCGCGCCGCTGCTGGCCGGCTATCCGCCGCACGTGCAGAGCGCGGTGCTGGCCGATCTCATGGCGATGTGGCTCGCCGGCCATCAGGATTTTGCGAATCACGAAAGCGATGACGTGAAAAAACTGCGCAAGCAGTTGTTTGGTCTATGGTGCAAGACGGTGCTCGATCTCGTCCCGGTCAACGTCGCGAGGTTGCTGGAGCGGGCGCAGAAGCAATAAGGGTGTCCCGGCGAATTTGCTTGCTGACGTTCTCCAGAATGTCGGGGATCGCCAGCGTGGTGGCGGCGTCGGCCTGACAGGAGAAGCCGTCGCCACGATCGCCGCCCAGGACGATCACCAGCACGCCGCCGCCGGTCTGATCGGTGATGCCGACTTCGGCCCGCACGCGGCTAGTGATGTCATCGTATTTGCCCGGTCCAAATGCCATTGGTCATTCCTCGGTTCATTGCATCGCTCGCGGCTCGACCAAGAACACGGCATTGACCGCCAAGCCACCGGGCTTGCCGTCGATGGTGAATTCCTCGATCCACGTGCGGCCGGGCTCCTTGATGCCGCAGGCACGCAGCACGGCAGCAAATTTGGTGGGGTGCGGCGCCGCGCCCGGTTTATTGTCCACGGACATCGACAGGTGCAGGCACAAGCCCGCCGGCTGTTCCTCGTAGCTGATCGCAAGCCGGTAGCCGATCGGCAACAGGACTTGCTCCGAGATCGGCCGATGGAAATCGCCACGCGGGCCTTTGCGGCGTTCCTCCAGCGTGACGACGCCGGTTGATTGGTCGATCGCGGTGGCGGCGAGCACATCGAACGGGATCACCTTCTTGCGCGCACGCGCCAGCGCGGCCTTGATGGCGTCTTGCTCCTTCACGCCGATGATCAGCACGCTCATAGCTCGGCCATCCATTCGTCGTCGCCAAACAGGACCACCACCGGCCCGACGAGATAATCCGGGCTGGACGGGCGGTCGCCCGCCGGCTGTTTCTTGAACTGCGGTAGCTGGCGCAAGGCAGCGTCCCAGCACAGATGGGCGAGCGCGTTGTAGGGCAGTTGCTTGCGCTTGCCGTCCTCGTCGCAGAACGCCACGCAACGTCGCCACTTGCCGCGATAATTGATCGCGTTGAAATAGGGCACGGCCTCAATGTAGCCGCCGACCGCCTTCTGCAAAGCCGGCAGATCGGGCGGCCCGGCAAAGTCTGTAGCCACCGGGTCGGCGCCGGGCGCAATGACCAGCATGGTGCCTTTCATGGCTGCTCCCCCAAAACCACTATTTGCACTCCGATCGCGGACGCTATCTGAGCCGGCGTGTGCGTTGTCTCCCGCATGGCGCCGGTGACCTCATGCCATTGTCTGTCGTCGCTACAGGATGGCGGCATCAGATGCAGCGCGTCGGTGGTGCTAAAGCGCACGAGCCCCGGCATCCGCTTGGCTTCGAGGAACGCGCGCAGCGCCGGATCACGATGAGCATCCCGAAATCCAGGGTCGCACCATATCTGCACGACCTCGATCTCGGTTCGCGCGCCGGTCGCGTTGTCTACGAGCGTGACGAAATCCGGCATCATGTCGATGCAATAGTGGGCACGATCGGGACGCCGCAGGCTCTCGGTGCCCGGCTCATGCAGGAGCCAGCGGCAGGACCAGAAATGGCATTCACGTGGAAAGGCTGACTGTCGATAGACCGCGCAGCCCTTGCCGACTTTCTGATGCTTGCAACGCTCGTTCGCCGTCTTTGCCAGCGAACGCACCGGCAGCAGCTTGCAGCACAATTGACAATCGCCGCAACGCCGCGGCCCCTTGCGATCAGCGTCGTAGAGCGTGCGCTCTGTCACTTGAATCGCCCCGACTTATCGGCCGTCTTGATTCTGTCGCTTGTGATCTCGCCACGCGCCAGGGCGTCATCGAGGGCTTTGGCTTCTATGGGAATGAACAGGTTTACGGAATCGATATGTTGAAGCAGCATTTTAGTTTGCAGGCTTACGATGTCTGTTGGGGTGCCCGCCGACAACTGAAAGCCGGCAATCCCCCTCGCGACGAGAACGGCGAGAACGATGCCGACAACGTCAGGATCGCCACCTTGCAATATCGGAGCAATACGATCGAGCAGCGCGTTCGCCGCAGCTATTTCGTCTTCCATGCCAATCTCGGTCATCGGGGACACCTCCAAATGGATAGTATCCCAGGGGGCGGCGCCGGGCCAAGGGGGCGAAAGCCCCCCCTGTTTTGGCCCCGACTTTCCACCCCCCGAAAAAGGGCCTGGGAAGGGCCGTGGGTGGGCGATGTCCGGGGCGCCCCTCCGGTGGCCGGGCACGCCGGGGAGCCTCTGGGCGCCCTCCTGGCGCCAAATTCCCGGCCCTTCCTTCTCCCTACCTTCTCCCTTCCTTCTCCCTACCCAAAAAGGGGGTCGAAAGTCCCCCCGATTTTGGGACGGACTTTCGACCCCTGGACGTTAGACAGTCCCGGAAATACCCCAACGGCCTCAATGGGCCACCGGGAGCCTGTTAGACAGGTAAGCCATTGATTTTGCACTGAACTCTGAATTCGGCACGGGCTCGGAGGGCAGGAAGCGGCTCCATAGATTTCAATGGCTTACACCCAGGTTAGACAGTCGGGGCGCTCGACGTTAGACACCACCCGATGCCGATTCGTTCTCCAGCTTGCGGGTGGCGGCTTGCGCCAGCAGCGTCTTGCTCGCGGCCGCGGTGTAGCGGGCAACCTCCCGCAGCGTCGTGTGCCCACTGATCGAGGCGATCTCCTTTTCGGTGCAGCCGGCCTCGGCCAGCCGGCGGCACGTCGCCTTGCGCAGCCCATGCGCGGCGAGCGCGGGAATGCCCGCCTCATTGCAAACCGTTCGGAACCAGTGCCCGAAGCCATCGACCGAAAACGGCTTGCCCTCCCCCGTGGTCAGGAACGTCAGGTGATCGCGCGGCGTGGCATCGATCGCCGCCCGCAGCTCGGGGCGAATCGGGATCACGACCTCGGCGCCGGTCTTGCCTTGCTTGACGTGCAAGGCGCTGCCGCGCACATGCTGCCGGCCCATCCGCACCACGTCGCTGCGCCGCTGCCCGGTGTTCAGCAGCAGCTCGAAGGCCAGCCGCGCGCGGGTGCCGCTGGCGTGATGCGCGCGGAACCGGGCAATCTGGCCCTCGTCCCATTCCTTGAAACCGTCGCTCTTGGGCGTCTTGACCTTGATGGCGAGGGTCGGATCATCGGAACGCATCCCGATCGCGACGGCAAATCCCATCAGGGCACGAATGCCTTTGAGCCAGTTCCGGCGGGCGTGCGGCTTCTCGATCTTCGCAAGCAGCACGCGGACGACCTCGCTGTTGATCTGGGCCGCACGGTGCTCGCCATACTGCTCGCGCAACCGCTCCAGCACGGCGCGGCGCGTGCGGCGGGTGTTGTCGGCAATCTCATGCTTGAACTCGGCGCTGTTGTAGTAGGCGGCCACCAGGGCGGCGATGGTGCCCGGCCCGCTGCGGCTGGCACCGATCTCGGCCGGCGCGCTGCCGGCGTGCGCCGCCGCATAGGCTGACATGAATTCCGCGCTGCCGGGGAGGCCGGGCAAGGGCACACGCCGGCCGTTACGGCGATAGTAGTGCCGGGGCTTGCCGCGCACGTCGCGGTAGGCTTGCACGAATTGCAGCTTGATCTTGCTCATCTTGCTCCTTTGCGAGCGGCATCCAAAAGCTCGTTCTTCTCGTCTTGGGCCGCATCCTTGGTCATCACCACGACCATCCTGCCGTCCGGGGCGATCTCGACCCTGGCAACCTCAGATCCGGCCGCTTTGGCCGCTTTGAGCGCCTTGGTCAGGTCGCTTTGCCGGAACGCGCTTCGACGCATAACATTGTGGCTCCGCTTTTGACAAGGCCAGCTTATCTGGCGTCCCCAGAGGCTTTATTGATCTCTGCCGCGTCCAAGCGGCACACCGCCCACCGTGATGATCGGTACGGACGGAATGACTTGTTGCGCCAGATGCAGCGCAGCCATCTCCACCTTCAGCGTGTCGAGGATCGCACGCGCCACGCTGATGTGCAGGCGGGCTTCGGACGATGAGATTTTCTTTTCATCAATCTGTTTCCAGATGTCCAACAGCTTCGCGCGGATGTCCGCCGTGTCTTTAACAACCGTCGCAGGAACTTTCATGTTTCCTGATCCTCCCAAAAAGCCGCCTAATCAACATTTCTGTCCTCTCGATTTGCTGCTCCGCTGCCGCAATCTCCTTGCGCTCGCGCCGCCGTTCCGCGCCGGTTGCCACCGCCTGCGCGCTCAGTACCGGGCGGCAATCAGTGCATCGTACATCGTCGCGATCGGAGACGGCTGCGCCACACCCAAGGCAACGATTGTTCGGCGCCATTCCTGGCAACTTGGTTTCAGAGTGAATTCTTTTCATTGGTTCAACCGTATCGCCCCTTCTGCCACCAACTCATCGAGGCACGCATCAAGCAACGGGCGGTCATCGCAATAAAGCGAACGCGCCATGTTATCTACCGACCAGACATAGGGCGCGCTGCCTCTCATCAGCATGAGAATCGATCGCTTCAGATACTCTCGCGTGTAGGGAATGCTGATGTGTCTGGCCTGCATCTGCGCACGAAGCACGGCATCAGCCGCGACTTTGCGTGCGTCAAGCGACGCAAGCTCTGCGCCTGTGTACTGCGTTTCCGGTTTCGTCACTGGCGGCTCGTACACCGGCGTTATCCGGCTTTCCATCTGCTCCTGCTCGTATTGCTGAAGCCGCTGCGCCGCCCGTACTCGCTGCTTCTCGATCAAGAGCGTCTTGCGGTTGCGCTCCGCGGCCTTCTCGGTCTTCTCATGGTCAAGCTTCCATTGCGGGACATGGTGCCGCTTAACGGTCTTGCCAATCTTGTTTTTGTGCGGAGCGGCGGCATCCCATTCCGCGTCGGTTAACAATTCGCGCAGCTTGCGCGTGCGTGCAGCCTTCTCAAATTCGATGCGCTCGCGCTCCAACTCAGCGTCAGCAATTGCCTTGTATTGCGCACGCACCGCTCGCAATTCCCGTCTGGCCTCCGTGGCCGCCTGCCGCGCCGCCATCTGCTCCACTGTTGGTCCGACACGCGGTCTTCTACCAACCCTGCGTTCGATGTTAGGAGAAAGTGCATAGGGCAGGCACCAGAATTCCAATTCCTCGACCAGTACGGTGTTTGTGTTTGGTAGGTCGCCATTGGCAATGCCGCGGCGCTTTACTTGCTCAAGAAATTCAAAATCGTCGGCGTCAAGCTCGCGTGTGTAGAACCCGCTGACCGCGAGATTGTGCAGATGCTTCGAAAATGATTTCCGGTAAATGAAATGATTAGTGTGGTACACCTTTCATGCTCCGTGATCCTCACCATTGCCGCGCTTGCTGTCCAGCCGTTCCTGCAGCGCGCGAATACTCTCGATGACGGAGGTAGCCTTGCCGCAAAACTGCTCGACATGCTCGCCGGCAACGCGGCTGTGCTCGCGCACGGCGCCGGCAAGCTCGCGTAGATTCTCAGCGATCTTGGCGGCGGCTTCTTCGAGGCACCTTGCGGCATCCTCAATCTCGGTTGCGGCGGCGCCGCCAATGCGATCAACAGCTTTTATCGTTATGTTCGCGAGCTTGATCGGATCGTGGACAGGCGGCAGCTCGTCCAGCAGCTCGACCGGCAACACGCGCTTCGACGCCGGCAATCCGTATTCGTCAGGTCCGTTCATGGTCGTCCTCCCGTGGGTCGATTGCAGCGCCAATATCGCCAGCCGTTCGCTTTGCTGTACCAAGTGCGTCCTTTGACGCCGCACACCGGATCGCTGCTTGATTGACGTGCTTGTTGATTTCGTGAATCGCGCGCAGGTAGCTCACGCGATGGCGCGTCATGTACTGGTCGGAGGTCATCAGCTCCCCGTCGATCAGGTAGCGGAGCATCCTCATCGTCCCTGTGCAGCGGCGGCAGGCGATCTCCCTTGCCGTCGGTGGCCGGCGCCTGCAGCTCGGGCACAGCGGCCCGCAGCAGCACCGGCGACGGCCGGGTGAAATAAACCAGCAGCAAGGCCGCGGTCACGCCGATCGCCACGGCCAGCAGCTTCATGGTGACCCACCCGGCGCAACGTGTTCGGCGCACGCCGGGTG